TTCCCGAGCCCCGGGGCCGGGCCCCGGGCCGGGCCCCGGCCCGGGACCCGGCCCGGGGTCAGGGCCTTGGCCGGAGTCCCATTCTACTTCCCATGTGCCGACCTGATTCGGGATTCTGATAATGCTGGACGGGTCCCTCAGGTTTCCGGCGGCATCGGCGTACTCCCAATGCGTGTGAATGCCCGTCGCGTTGCCGGTCTCTCCCTGTGTGCCGATAAACTGACCCTTTGCAATCGTGTCTCCAACGTTCCAAATCTGCGAGGCAAAGTGCGCGGCGCGCCAGGTGGTGCCGTCGGCCATTCGCACTTTAATCATATTGCCCCATGACTGGTCGCCCGAGGTGCTGCCATTCCAGTGCTGCGCCACGACCACAATGCCCGCCTCGGGCGCGTAGGCTTTATGATTGCCGTGCACCGTGTCAATGCCCCGGTGGGGACTGCCATCCGAGTACGCAGGATAACCGGCGGTGACTCTGATTGGCGACACATCAGTAATACACTGTTTATAGACTGCCATTGTTTACGCCTCCTACTCTAAAAAGAATCCATTTTTCATATAGCTTTTGACGCTGTCAATCTCAGCGGCTGTTGCGGGCAACGCAATATCGGGGTCGTCTACCATAATGAACCCCGGGATACTGAACAGCTGCACCTTCTGACACAGGGGCCGCCCGTGGTGCTCGTTGTTGTCGTCCACAAGAATTTTAAAGCGTGCAACTATATAAGGAACCGTATCAAAAGCTATTGTAGACCCAGTGGCGCCCTTACTTGCAACATCAGCATTGGTTGCCTGCGCAGCATTTAAAATACCGTTTCCGACGTCTGAAATAGAACCCCCTGAAAATGCTGCTTGGAGACCTCCGAACGCGGCAGCAATACCCGTTTGCAGCAGTCCTCCGCTACCGGATGGTATATCAAATGCAATATTTGAAAGTTGAATAGATACCCCGATTTTGGCGGTTGTCTCATACACTAGCTGATTTGTATTGGTTAATATACGCAAGATGCTGTCGCCGGTGAAAAGGTCCACCACATATTGTATAGACAATGTGTTGGCACCCCACAATTTAGATGCGTCTAGGGGAATTACTCCAAATGGTTGCAAGAAGATGGTGTAGTCCGTGTAGGGGGACGCATTGCAATACCCTCCACGACTTGCCGCTTGTGGGTGCTTTGGGATACCCACACTTACCGATTTTGTTAAATTGTTGTTATCTGCTCCCAAAATCCAGCAAGGGACGTCTACGGACCACCACCCAACATCTACCTTGGAAACAAGGGGCAAATGCGCGGTGAGTTTGGCAACATCAAATGGAAAGTAATTACAACTTACGATATACTGATACGGATTAAAAAGTACTTTTGTTAAACTATCGCTAATTTCTGCATTATCAATACTAAGATATGACACATCGGTTAGCAATTTAGCAGATAGTTTTTTAGCATTTCCCGGAGTCATTACTACATAGGTAATGGCACCAATGGAATTTGCAGCTTTGGCTATAAACCCGATAACAAAAAAACCCCCGCTTATTGTTTCGGAAAAACCACCTTGAAAAGCGCTTGTCACACTCCGTACTTCGGCTGTTGCTGGATATAGGCCGTCTGAAATGGTGCCGTTATACTTTGCCGACGATCTAACCACATATTCGGTAGAGTAGCCGATCTGGTCTCGGTAGCTTGCCAGCGTGTCAACAGTCAGCGAGGCCTTCCAGAGACCATCTGAATATGTCCAATTTTTAACCCAGTAATACCGGCTGAATGTGGGAAGGTAACAATAATTGTACCCGGTGGGGTCACTTTGTGTTGCAATCTTTATCTCGGGGTCAATGATGTTGCATGGGGCTTTAAGGTCAATTCCGAACTCCTGCCCACCGCTGGGCAGCTTTGTGCTGTTTGTGCGCTTTGCAAACTGGTAAAATATAGCTTGCATTTTGCACCTCCTATAAAATAACCGGCGGGCAGATGCCCGCCGGTGCCGGTCAGGACTTCGAGGGGTCCGCGTCCTTGTGCGTGGTGGTTTTAAGGGTGGAGGCTTTTGTCGCCTCGGTATTGCTCGGCGACGTGACGTCTCCGGCGGTCATCAGGAAGAGCACGGCGTTCTCGGTGAAGTCATCGTACCACGACCACCCGTAGTGATACCAGAAATTCGTATACAGGCCACGGGCGTTCATGGGCGTAGAAACCACGCGGGACAGCTTCGGAGTGTATCCGATGGCATCCCAGTCCAGCAGGCATCCGAACACATTGGTGAGCTTCACCGCGTCCCGCTTGTAGGCTTTCCCGTTAGTGTTGGTCACAATAGGAGTCGCAGAAATGGTCTCGCGCTGGCCGATGTTCTGCCAGAACGTAACCTGTTCGGCATCGCGGTATTTCAGCATGCTGTCATGGAACACTTCGGGAATCACGCGGGCGTCGATCTGGCTCTGCGTGCCACTGTACAGATAGAGGTGCTGACGATCATACGGAGTGTGTCGCATGATGTTGTACGTCGTGCTGCCAATCTCCCAGTTCTGATGCCAGTTGATGGTACGCTCTTTCATAAGGCGGGAAATGTCATTGATACGGCCATAGGCGTATTTTGCAAATCCCGGGAAGTTCGCTTCTTTGTACACGTCCTGCACGGCCAGTGTCGTGCCCTGCTGGGCGTTGTACTCGTCAAGCAGATAAATGACGCCCTTCGGGCTGGTCGCAGTCATGCCGGTCAGATGATTGGCCATCAGGTTGTTGGCAAGGTTACGGCGGTCCGCCTCGATCTGGTTCGACAGATGCAGCACGAACGAGGACCAGAACTGCGCCAGTTCCTCGGGGCCTTTGAAGGCCGCTTCCATCTGGGTATCAGCCTGCGTGTACACGCGGCTGTAATTGGTCTGGCCATAGTAGTTAGTTTGAAGGACTTTAGGCTTATGGACTTCATACATATCCACGCTTTGGCCTTCCGTAAGTGCCCACGCCTTATCGGTGACGGGGTCAGTATCGCAGAAATTGATCTTCCGCACATGGTTCGACCAGTCGTCGCCCGTCACCTGCAAGCGCTTCAGGGGCGCATCGTAGGGGCGCACGGCAAAAATGGTACGTCCCAGCACCTGACTGATCGCTTTGGTGTAATTGTCGGGACCGGTCTGCAACGTGGCCTGCGCAACAGAAACGAAATTGTATGTGTTCACGATGGGCGACGTCGGCGTCTGCCCGGTGGCCAGTTTGTTGATCTCTGTCAGAATTGCGGCAATGTCCGCAAAATCCATACCGGTTGGCATATTACTTCACTTCCTTTCCATAAGTCGGGTCGATGATTCGGGCCGTCACCGTAGCGGCATCTGCCGCCGGCTGCTGCTGGATGCCAAGGCCCAGCGCGTTTGCCTGCAACGTCTGCGTCATAGTCTGCATTGCCTGTGCGCTGGTCTGCTGGCCCTGCAAAATCTGCTGCAGCAGGGTCTCAAGGCCGTCATACTGCGGCACGGGCTGCGGCACGGGCTGCGGCGTGGGCTGCGGCGTGGGCTGCGGCACGGGCTGCGGCGCGGGCTGCGGCACGGGCTTCTCCATAGCTTCGATCTCTGCTTTGGTGTATCCGGCCATTGCGAGGGCCGCTTTTTCACTGATTTTCAACTTTTGTCGCCTCCATTACAACGTATGTGTCATGTGTCAGGCATTTAATGACCTGATCTTTGTCTCCTTTGGAGAGAGGGCCCACTGCGCAACACTGCCGCGTGTGAGCGACGTCTGCCCAGTCGCTATAGTAGCCGATTTTCAAACGAGTGCACAGGTCAGCCAGCAGAAACGCGCGCTCGTTTGTGATCGACTGGGCGAAAATGATATAACAACCCATTGGTTAATCCCCCTTGAGTTTTGCAAAAATTTTAGTAAGAGGTCCCACCAATTCAGGGTTGATCGTTCCGATATTCTCGATGATGCTGCCAATTTCCATCAAGACAAAATAGGCGCAACCGATGGCCGAGAAAGACACATCGACGTTGACGCCCACAATGGGCAAGTAAAAATCAGCGGCAGCAAGCAACCCCACGGCCAGAACTTCCCCGAGTTTGTGATAAAACCCCTGACGCATCACGCTGGAATCGAAACCCGTGGTAGAAAAGGCTTTCACCATACCACTGACAACATCCATACCAATAAACACCAGAACGGCCAGAACTGCATAAACGTTCATATAACATCACCTCCCATACAGATACAAGTAAATCCCAGGTTCTTGCGCTGGCTGACGCATGCCCGCCCCTTCTGGGGGCTGCCTGTGGGCACCTGGGATTAACTTCAATATATACTAATTGTGTAAAAAAGTCAAGTACCGCAATACTCGCGAAAGAAAATTTCATCCGAGTAGCGCTCGAATTCGAGTTGCCTCTGCAAGTACGCGGGCCAGATATACCCATACGCGGCCCTGAATCGTTTACGCTCATAATCGCCGGTGCCGTATAATGGCATCTCGCCAGACCGATGACGACACACATAGTAGAGGGGTTTACTCTTATGCTCATAGATGCAGCACCGCCCAATTTGAACAAGTGGGTAGTATTCCCGGAGGGGTCGGGATACAACAAGACTTTTCTCCTCAGCGCTGTACTGGTTTTCAATAGCGGACCTATAAAAATCTGTGCCGGTCATAGACCTATAGAGGGCCGTATTGGCTTTCTCTTTGGCAATAGGGCTGTCCACTAGATCAATCAAAAGAATCCCTTTATCGGCCAACAGCTTGACGCGCTCTTTCTTGCCGATCATCTTTTCGACTGCATCGGTGATTTCCCACTGCATATAATAGGGGTTTGCCATGCCGACAGCGTTTGACATACACAACAGCGTCAGGGGCTTTTGCCCTTGCAATTCGCGGTTACGGTTGACTGTCTCATAAATGTTGGCAAGGCCCACGCCCTCGCCCCGCCGGTAATAGTCGGACTCTTCTTTCTGGTATTCGTCCAAGATAATTATATTAGTATGGGGGCTTGAAAAACCACGGGTGCGAGCAAGAGTCACCACACTACCCACTACGCCCGACATCTTGGCCGGTTTTATGGGCGCTCCTGTATCCGTGTAGGCTCCTGCGTTGCCCACTTCATACAGTCCCGCTATTTTGGGCAATTTGAACGGGGCGTAATGTGTTTGCAAATCGTCGTTCAATGGAGACCACGGCCACATACTGGGCGATGCGCAAATAAGTTCCGCCTGCTGCGGCGTGCGGCGCAGATATAGAAATTCTTCTTCGGTCTGATGCACGTGCTTCAATGCCCCATAGGTCTTGCCGGTACCACGTCCGCCCCAAATAAAAATAATAGATGCTCCCGTTGACAAAATGCCATCCTTTTCAGAAAAGTTAGGCCAACCTTCATCAGTGTACAGTTTAATCATCAGACAACCTCCATAATCTTGTACCCAAGTATCTTTGCGTATTCGTCAGTAATACCCAACGTGTAGGTGTTATCACAAATACACAGGTTTCTTGTTATATGTACCGTATGCCCGTCAACCACAAAATCGGGCACATTGGGCCGGTCATTATAAATAACCTGATTTCCGGCGGCAAGACAAAACGTAAAGCCGGGCTTGAACACCTCAAAACCACCCCACAGGGCAAGCTCTAAACCGCCTTTCCGCTTGCTAACTCCCGCTATTGTAGTAGTGATCGGCCCGCCTTTTTTATAGGTAGTCGCGTATTTCTTAGCGCCCCACGTCATAAACTCCGCGTAGCTGCGCTCTTGCTCGTATACACCCATATAATGAATATTGCCTTTTGGGTCTGTAGCGCAAGCACCGTTGTCTTTCGCAAGCTGTTTCACAGATTTGTTAAACTCCGCTAAATCAATATTGCCCATGTACTTGACGCTGTCAGTGTCGCAGTACACACCATTCTTGCCTGCGGCCCATTGCGCTATTTTTAGGCGCTTGCGAGTGTGGGCCGTTGTCCATACGCCCCATTGATACGGTAAGAACAAGTGGGGGCGGTGGTCGTTATAACTGCCCTCCGGGTCGTCGGTGCATTCGCTCCAAAGATTGTCGGGGTCATCCTCGTCAAAAAGTGTGTCAAGCTGCAAGGGGTCTTGTGCGGTCATGCCGTAATAGCTATTGAGATCGCCCTTGGCCTTGACATAATACAAATCTTGACCGGCCACACCTTTAAGAGATGTCTTGCCGGTATAGCTCTCTTTTACACAATCCGTCAAGGGCTTTGGCAGTTTGCCATAATCGGACGTGTACAGGTTCAGAACGTTAAGGGCGTCCCAGTCGTATTCTTTGGCAATGATTCTAAAATCTATATCGGTTATGGTAATCTCCAACTGTTCAGCAGACAGCAGACGTCCATTGTCGTTAATGTATCCTTCACAATGCCGAACCTTCGCAAGGGGGATATATGGGAACCCCCACCATTTAAAGCGTTGGCGCAAACCTTTCACTTGCAAGCGCATCAAGCAAGCCTTGCCGTGCCTCATACATTGCATCAGCCGTTCGACAGTGGCCGGCTCCTGCCTAAATGGTGTCATAGGAAAATAACATTCGCATTGAACGGCAGGATAGGCGCTCGACATATCCACGGAACCGACGTTTTCCAAATGTAACCCCACATAATAGCGGTTGGCGTGCGTGTCACCACCTCGGAACGCCTCCCGCAACATTTGGTAAAGGCCCCATGACGGCAAAAGGCGCTTGACCCGTTTAATGCCCCATTTATACATCGCTTCTCGGGCCATTCGTCTGACATAACCGGTGCGCGTCAACGGCAAAGTATAGAGGTCGTCCCCATCTCGGTTCATCTCGATTAACAGGCACTCCACAATACACCGAACATCATTGACACAATACGCTAATTCTGTAGACGTTAAAGGCGTCCATGGGTACCGAACCTTTGAATAATCAAGTGCCCCGGTCAATTTGGCATGAGGGGCTCCCAGTTGTTTGCCCCAGGCATCAAGGGACAAATTGCTGTGCCGCATACTGCATCGGTACTCAATAGCGCGATTGTCGCATTTTAAGACCCTGCGGGGTTTGCTGGCAAACACATCACCCGGGCCAAAATCCAGAACACCCGACAAATATTGAAATTCATGTGCAAGATTGTGAACGTACATGCACAAATACCAATCACCTTGCGGGCCGCTGTTTGCTTGCAAATAGTCGCTGATTGCTCCCGTAAAGTTCAGCCACTCGTCCCACGTCCTACCAATAATAGTAATATCCAGACCGAGTTGACACTGCCAAATATACATTATGGTGTGGGGATTGTCGTTCGCATCAACACATACTCGGCTAGTCTCAATATCAAACGCGCACGGCATATTCACATACAAACGCTTCTTGTTCGTTTTGCGTTTCTTGCCTTTTGTGTGTTTGCGGTCTAAATGCTCCATAAGCCACGGGACAGGGTTATAATTACAAGCCTCCACCAAAACCTCCGCGCAGGTCGGCGGAACTGCTGCCGTCGCTATAGTCCCATTCTTTGCCATAGTTGACCTCGCCTTGCTGCCACTTTACAAAATCGTCAATACTGACATTGTAGCCGCCTTTTTCGCGCCAGTACATAACCGGCTGGTCGGATGGATAGTAGTATACTCCCGATGCTTTCACGATCTCCCACCATTCCGACAGGGCCGTGTACTGATCCTCGGGCACGTCGGCTACATCAATACCACCGACTTTCATTTTTTGCTTGAATTCTTCACGCGCACCGCTAACGGTGGAACCCTTGGAACGCACAAAACGCGCTACATCCGCAAGCGCCTGTTCCAATGCTTTGCGGTCTCCGCGCATTGCCTTCAGGGTGGGGAAACCTCCGGCAAATTCTTTATAAACGTCGCTTGTGCCGCTGATGGGGTCTTTTGATAATCGCTTAATACGTTTCTGCGCAATATCGCGCAGTCGGGTGTATTCTTTGCGCATCTGATTATCTGGCCAAGACTCCAAGGCATAGGGGGTGTACAGCTCGGCACTGTATTTAAGGGTTGCACTTGCTTTAGCTGCGCCTACTGCCATGTTTCTGGCGCTCCTTTCTATCTAAAATCATATAATACCAGTCCAGAGGGTCCGCTTCAATGCCCAATCCGTTGAAAATAATTTTGGCCCATTCAGAGCGGAAAAACTTAACATCTTCGGATGCAACTCCACTATATACAATGGCAGAGGCAAGATATATCATGGAGTCGTCACAGTTCAGCAAGGATACTCTGTTATCTTTACTTTTCATGGGGCCTCCTATAATAAATAAGGCCGCCGCATGTGCGGCGGCCATTGGTTAGATCAAACCAGATTCAAAGACAAAACCTGACCTTTTTTGGTGCTGATAAGAACAGGCTTAATCTTCACCGGCTCCGTCCACGTATCAGGGGTACCGAGCAACGTAAACAGCCGCTTCAGAGACTGATACACGCCCACGGAAACGCATGCATACGACTGACCATCTTCGGTAATGAGGACAACGCGGGGTGCAATCGTCTTGCCCTCGGGAACATCGTCCTTGCTGACCTCCACGCACTCCACAGACACATGAACCAGCGACAACACCTCATTGACGTGTTCCTTCAACTTGTTGGCGGGGTTGCTCGTGGCATTGTAGAATGCAACTGCGGCAGAGCGGTCAGAGAGGTTCATATCGGTGTACCCAACGCCGGTATTCATCACATCGGACACCATCACAGCGCCATTGTTTTCGGACTTCATCATTGCTTCAGACATAATATAGCTCCTTTCATTATGTGCCCTGTCATTATCAATACCGGGCGGGCGGTCCCGGTAGACGGCCCGGAGGCCGTTTCGACTAGTTTTTGTTATATAAGGAGTACATAGCCTGCACCCCGTCACGCACATGGGCCGCACCCTGATACATAAGATCGGCTGACAAGCAAGTCCCTTTAAAACCCTCAAGGGTGTGTACTTGCTCGTTGCAATGGATGAGAGCTTGCTTATAACCGGCCAACCATGCCCGATTGTTTGCGGCTCTGGTGGCCTCCTTGGGGTCCTCATACTCGCACCACGTCAATTTGCCGTCCGGGTGAATCTCGATAATAAATTTACGCATTTCCATTTGTAGAGTCTCCCTTCTGCCGTCCAAACATAATCATTGCAAGACTGACAAGCACCTTAATACTGTCAATGATGTCATCCTCGGTCAGTTGTTGCAAATTCTCCCCATCAAGAGTAATTTTATCATCGGTTAAAGTGATTTTAATCACGACCTCTTTCTTTTTCATTGGAGCACCCCCCTTTTTTCTTTTTCTTTCATTGTCTATATTATACCATACACTAAATTGTATATGTTGCTATTTACATTGTAAAAATTGCTGTACTCCCCTACCCTACCGAGTGCAGAGGGATTTTCTTAATAGATATGTTAGCATTGCCTAA